TAGTTCAGTCTTACATCATGTAGAAGAACAGACTGTTAATAAAGAAAGGATTACAATAGCATTTAATATAGTAGAGAATGAAAGTGAATGATGGCTAGTGATGCATATCGTTGTTATCTTGCTCTAAAAAATCACTTTACTAAAGATAACTATGATTATCATAAGTATCATGGTAAGGTTAGAGCAACTAATGCCTCCTTTTATAAGAGGAAGGATAGATTTTGGTTTGAGAAATTTGCACGGAAGAAGAATGATAAGGAAGTAGTAGATTTTTTTGTATCCAACTTTGTATATTCTACCGATCCCGGAACGATGTGGATTGGTGAAATGATTAAAGAAGGTGAAGGAAGATATCAGGATTGGCAGAAGAAAATTCAATCACTTTCTTATATTTTTAAGGAAGAAATTAATATACTTTTTGAGGGTAAGAAAGTGGATGAAGTCTTTGATTGTTCTCATGGTCATCCCCCTATTCTGAAGAGTTATTTGGGGAAGAAAACCTCTCTTGAAACTCTTGTAATATGTGATAGAATATTTGAGTATAGAAAAGATTTTGATAAAAAACTAGATGATCCTGTATGGGAAACCGTTAGTCGTAAGATAAAAAAGTACTCATCATTTATAAATATAGATGTACAACGTTATAAAAAGATCTTAAAGGAAACTGTTTTATGAGTGAATTCTTTCAATCGGAAGTGGTCCGTGCAGAGATGGCTGAAATTGCTGAACTTCAAGAAGAAGTTTACAATAATGTTTTTAAATTTCCATCAATGTCAATGGAAGATAAGAAATATCATGTTGAGGTTTTGGAGAGACTTATTGATAAACAAAAGATTGTTTACACAAGACTTAGTTTATCTGAGGATCCTGAAGCTCAACAAATGAAGAAACGTATTACGGATTCTGCAGCCATGTTTGGTCTGCCCGACAATATTGATATGAATCTCCTTTTTAATAATATGTCTCAAGCGGTGGGAGTTATGAAAAATCAGATTGACAAATCTGAGTAGATCTCTTATAATAACAAGTACATACAAGCCAAATCTCAAAAAATCCGAGGTAATCTAATGTCTTTTTCAGACCTTAAGAAACAGTCTTCTCTTGGTTCACTGACCCAGAAGTTAGTCAAAGAAGTAGAGAAGATGAATACAACAGGTGGAGGCGCAGATGAGCGTCTATGGAAACCTGAAGTAGATAAAACTGGTAACGGTTATGCCGTACTACGTTTTTTACCAGCACCAGAAGGGGAAGATATTCCCTGGGCCAAGATGTATTCACATGCATTCCAAGGACCTGGTGGATGGTATATAGAAAATTCCTTGACCACCACTGGTGGTAAGGACCCTGTATCAGAGCACAATCGTGAACTCTGGAACAGTGGTAATGAATCCGATAAGGATACTGTTCGTAAGCAGAAGCGTAAGCTTTCTTATTATGCAAACGTTTATGTTGTAAAAGATCCTACCAATCCTCAGAATGAGGGTGGGGTATTCCTTTACAAGTTTGGTAAGAAGATCTTTGATAAGATCATGGAAGCAATGCAACCTGAGTTTGAGGATGAGAGTCCAATCAATCCCTTTGACTTCTGGCAGGGTGCAAACTTCAAATTGAAGATTGTTAAGAAGGATGGGTACTGGAACTATGATAAGTCAGAGTTCGATGTAGTATCACCACTCCTTGAAGATGAGGATGCATTAGAAGCATTATGGAACAAAGAGTATTCTCTTGCTGCTGTAGTTGCTTCTGATCAGTTTAAGTCTTATGATGATCTTTCTAAGCGTCTTAAGTATGTCTTAGGTCAGGGTCGTCCTCCTGCACGTCGTGTAGATGAGGAACTTGAAAATGAAAGTGAAGGTCGTGGTACATTTACACCAGACTTTAAATCCAAACCACCTGCTCCTGTAGCATCGGCTAGTGCGGATGAAGATGATGCACTAAGTTATTTTCAGAAACTTGCTGAAGAATAATTAGGAGTAGAGTCTAATATTTTCTGCTCTCTTAAGGGTTTCACTGATATATTCGGTGGAACCTTTTTTATATGGCATGATATCTCTCATATCATCCTTAATTACATTGAGATATTCTGGTTTGAGTAGATAGATATTTCTTTTCTTATCTTCAATTTTGGATTCATAGTCATAGTTAGTTACTTCTACTGCGGTCCCTTCTTTTTCTACTTCTTGACCAGTAGCAGCATCATAATAGGTAACAGAATAATCAGAGGCAACTGTTAAACCTGCCGGAGTAATTGTTGCACCATCTACGTTTTTAATTTCTGCTGTTTCGTAATGATGAGCAGAATTTAATTTTTCATATGTTCCATACTTATCTAAAAGGTAGCGATCAAAATCATTTTGAAGTAAAGGCCATTCACTTTGGATATTGGTATAATTATTAGAGAGAAGGACAACCCAGTCTAGAGTAGAGTCATCATAGACTTTGTATGCTACATTATCTGGTCTGTCATCACCTTCTACTTCATACTTAGTAAAGAAATTGAGATTAGGAAAGATATCCTCGGCTAATTTTCCTCTTTTAAAGAGATTTTTTACTCTGATATAATCGGATATCTTAGCATTAGGAAGTCTGCTAACATATTCAAAATCTGGTACTTGTCTGAAGTATGGAGTAGCCATTTTAGTAACCTATATTACCGTCGTAAGTATTTCCATAATCATTGCTGAATATTGGTTCGAGTTCGTTGAATGTCATTGTCATATTGTATGCAGTCATTACACCATCTTCATAGGTTGCATAGTTACCATCAGGTGTATATTCTAGGGTAACACTTTGGAGTGCACACTCTTTAAATTTGTTTAAGGATTTGTGGGGTCTTCCTCTATGAAAATAACCAATTCGGAAAGTGTTTGGTGATTTGAGGAATAAATTTGACGGACTTTTGATAGGTGCCATTCCTTGTTTAAAGAATCGGATGATTTGAATAACTGTGTCTGCTTCTCTAGAACTTCTGGGGGCTAGTTTAAAACTGAAACTGAAAGGTCTTAAACTTGGTCCTTTAAAAAGCAATTCCATATTGGGATTAAGGACTTCACCAGTAGTACGACTTAAAACTTGTCCTTCAACACCAGCCGCAGCACCAGCAAAGGCGGTAGAGACTGCTCTTTTAAGTTCTTCACTTCCACCTGTAAGATTCTTTTTTGCCGTAGCAACTGCATCATTTATTCCTTGTTCGCCATTACTAATTGCTCCCATTGCTGCTCCTGCTAATGCAGCATCCATTGGGTTCATAGTATCTCCACCACCCCAATCAACTGAATTAGAATCACTAATACCGCCAGGTATAGGAAGTATTGCTGTTCCGATACTGTTTCTATTAGCATTTCGATCATTACCAATTCCACTCAGGTCAGCCTCGTTGGCACCTTGGAAGATGTCTCCCACTGATCCTGCTCGTTTGTTGGATAATGCTAGTCCTTTAGGTTTATATTGTAGCATCTCAAATTTAATATAATCCTGTTGGTTTTGCCTTAATGCCACTGGATATACTAATGGACCACCACCTGGAGCATCAAAATTTCTTCTAGCCCTTGCTTGTCTTTTGGAGAGGAAATCTCTTACGTTAGAAGAGGCAATCGCTTGTTGAGTATCGCTATTTTTCCTTACTCCACTACTATATCGAGTTCCTTTATCAGGACGACGATCATCCACACCTGATCCAATTGCTTTGTTTGGATTACCAGCAGCGGCATTAAATGCTTTTTTTTCTTCTGCAGTTATGGGACCAATGAAATCTCTTTGGACATCATTGACTTGAGTTGCAGAGGTTCTACCTAATTTATCTGAATTTTTCTTTTCGTTTGTGGTGGCATTACTATTCCAATCTATTCTTCCGGTGGTAGTATTTCTTTGTCCAATCGTTATTGGGTTGGTTCCTTTAGCGTCATCATATCTTATAATTTCCGTCTTATATTCTACATTTCCATTGTTGGTGGGAGTAGGTCCGGTTAATTTTGTTGCAGTATAAACTCTCTTAGTAGTACCACGAACTCGTGATGCCCCTTTAGGTACAGAAATGTTTGTGATGCTGAGTTTACTAGTCTGAACTGCCATTAAAATATAACTTTTATTTATTTAGGAGGAATTTACCATACTGTAGTGCAAGTAACTCATCTAGTTCTTGGAATTCAACTACATGGAGTTTGCCAGAGACTTCTTCCCAGGTATAATTTCTATATTTTTGCCAGTGAAAGTTGAGTCCTCTAAATCCCCAGCGGAATAATTCCATACAAGCAATCAAAGGGTGTTGATCATAAGTTTCATTAGGAGTCTTGGCATTGTATACAAAAGTATAAAATTTTCCTGGTTCAGGATAGAGAACTTCAATAGTAAAGATCTCCATGATGAGAAGCATAATCTCTTCAGGGTCAGTTGTATTTTCTCGAAGCACTGCTGCTTTTAATTCTTCTACTCTAGCTGTAGGATTTCTTTCTAATTCTAATTCTTTTTCTTGATTGTCTTCTTCAATACCCAATTCTTGTTGGGCTTGTTGAAGTCTTTCCAGATCTCTTTCTTGTCTTTGTTTAAGTGTTTTACGTGCCATTAGTAATGAATCCCCAGTTCTCTTTCAGTAACAACTTTGAATTCGATCTTTCTATTTTTGCACCATTCATTTGCTGCTTCCCATTTTGCTTGGTTCATTGCATATGTTTTGCATTCATAGATGTATGATTTGGACACTCTTTTTCTGGGTTTAGGTGGACGTGTTTGCTTGGCAGGTTTGACCTCAATGACATAGGTTTTTACACTACCAGAATTTTCTTTTACTTTTATAATAAAGTCGGGAAAGTATCTGCGAACTTTTCCATCAGGAGCACGGTAGGGTATCCAAAACTCTTCACTTCCCCACTCTATAATATTTTCATTCAGGTCACACCAGCTACAGAATTTATTCTCCCAAGAACTACGACAGATAATGTTATTAGGATTTCCTTTATATTTCTTTGGTTTAGATGGTTTGAATAAACTCTTCTTGCTTTCGGCCATACATAATATATAAGGTAAAAATATTTATAAATGCCTAGAGTAAGATCAGTCTCAAACATCAAAGCAAATCTTTTAAGACCTGCTTTAACTTCTGCTTTTGAAGTGGAGTTAGGTATTCCTAATGATTTGCGTCGTCAATTGGGGGCTAGAACAGATAAGTTACAACTGATGTGTTCAGAAGCAGTACTTCCTGGATCTCAGTTAGCAACTACTGAGATTACTAATGATTTTACGGGGGTCACTGAGAGACATGCATACCGTAGAATGTTTGATGATCGTATTGATCTAAGTTTTTATGTCGATGCTGAAGATTATGTACCTATTAGATTTTTTGAAGCATGGATTTCATATATTGTTAATGAAAATTCTAATGATGCATTAAATGAAAATTATTTTTATAGAATGAGATATCCCGATGACTATTGTTCAACTGGATTGAAAGTTAAAAAGTTTGAGAAAGATCATAAGCAAAGTTTGGAATATGAATTTGTAAAGAGTTATCCCATAGCGATAACTTCGATGCCTGTTTCATATGATACTTCTGGTTTGTTAAAGTGTAATGTATCATTAACTTATATCCGATATGTAGTAAAACCAGGTGGAGGATTTGGTGCATGGTCTAGACCTTCGGTTCTTGACGTCTTTGATCCATTCTCCCAGTCAGTCTTTAATAGTAATGCACTTACTAATATTGGTGCTAACTTTGCTGATGCTGCGGTCACTAGATTTACAGGTAATAGTTTCCTAGGTGATGTCGCAGGTAACGTTGCGGGAAATTTACTTGGAAGACTCTTCTAAATAATAATACTGAATTGTCTAGGATATTATGCCTTTACCAAAAATTAGTACTCCGACTTATGAGTTGGAGTTGCCGTCCAGTGGACAGACTATTAAATATAGACCTTTCTTAGTTAAAGAAGAAAAGGTACTTGTAATTGCTTTAGAGAGTGAAGATAACAAGCAGATTACTAATGCAATTAAAGCAGTTCTGAAGAGTTGTATTCAGACTAGAGGAGTCAAAGTAGAACATCTTCCTACTTTTGATATTGAATATTTGTTCCTTAACATCCGGGGTAAGTCCGTTGGTGAGGAATTGGAAGTGAATATTATTTGTCCAGATGATGAAGAGACCCAGGTTAAATCTAAGATTAACTTAGATGATATTCAGATTGAGAAGGATGAAAATCATACCAAACAGATTAAACTTGATGAAAACCTGATGATGGAGATGAAGTATCCATCGTTGGAACAATTCATTAAAAACAATTTTGATTTTGATGAGAAGAATCAGATGGATCAATCATTTGAATTGATTGCCACCTGTATTGATAAAATCTTTAGTGAGGAGGAGGTATGGGCAACTGCAGACTGTACCAAGAAGGAAGTGAATGAATTCCTTGAGTCGATGAACTCTTCACAGTTCAAAGAGATTGAAACTTTCTTTGAGACAATGCCTAAGTTATCTCATACTATTAAGGTAACAAATCCTAAAACAAAAGTAGAGAGTGACGTGGTACTGGAGGGCTTAGCGTCTTTTTTCGCGTAGCGATGGTACACATGAACCTAGAGTCTTACTTTAGGTTAAATTTTGCGTTGATGCAGTACCATAAATATAGCTTAACAGAGATAGAAAATATGATGCCTTGGGAACGAGACATCTATGTGGGTCTCCTTCAAGCACACCTTGAGGAAGAAGAATTAAAACGCAAACAAGAACAAGCTAATGCCTAGCAAATTACTCCCCACTGAACCAAAATATAGTACTGGTACTACGGATCAGGGTGAGTATCTTTCTGTGGGAGAAAGGAAGGCACTATTTAGAAAGAGAAGGATAAGTGGAGCGGATTTTAAGAAAGGTAGTTCAGTAAATGGTGCATTAGCTGTTGCGAAAGGCGCGGATAAAGGAGGTGCTCTTGCCAAAGCAGGTCAACCAGGAGCATTACAGCAGGCAGATGCTATAAGTCAATCACCTGTCGCATCTCCTGCTTTATTGAGTGCGGTTCAGGCAATTGCTGCTTCGGTGGATAATATTGTAGGGATATTAAAAAGTCAGGCAGATGCCCAGAAAGATGCAGCAGCGGATGCACGGGTTGCTGGAGAGGAAAAGGAAGCAAAAGGGAGAGAGAAGGGATTAGAAACTAAAACATTTTCTGGTCTGAAAAAGGTGGGTCAGAAGATAATGAAACCTATACAAAGTATATGGGATAAGTTAATTAATTTTATAACCACTGTTTTATTAGGAAGAGTAGTCATTAAATTTATTGAGTGGTTTAGTAAGGGTAAGAATGCTGAGAAGATTAGTAGTTTGTTTAGGTTCTTAAAGGATTGGTGGCCTGCTTTGGTTGCTGGACTGATGTTATTCTTGGGGCCAGGAATTTTATCTGCAGTAGGATTGGTTGCTTTATTAGCTTGGGGTGTTCCTAAAATTGTAGATGTAGCAAAATATATTTGGGAGTTACCGGGAAAAATATTTGCGTTCCTTAAAGGAGGTCCGGGGGGTGATAATAAAATAGATACGAAGACGACTCCTAGTGGAGAGAGTCGTCAAGACGCCAGACAGGGTGGAATAAAAGGAGGTGAAGAAGATCTTCCCGAAGGTGTAGATCTACAAATGGGAGAAAATCTTAAACAAGATGCTTCTCAACTTCAAGAACTACCCACTGAGTTTGCACAGGGTGGACAAGTTCCTGGTTCAGGTAATAGAGATACAGTTCCTGCTATGTTAACTCCTGGTGAGTTTGTTATGAGTAAAGGTGCTGTGAGTAAATGGGGTGCTGGTACTATGGCATCAATGAATGCTGCTGGTGGGGGAACTAATAGACCTACTATGATGTATAGCGGTGGGGGTTCTGTTCTTAAATCTACTACTAATAATTTTAATCTTAAAGGATATCGTGGTGGTGGGTATATAAACAAACCCATAGTGGTTAAAGGATACGCTGGTGGGGGTAGTGTAAGTGGTGGGGATACGATTAATGTAAGATTATCTACTTCTCAGAGTGGTCCTAAAGATATATCTCCTCCTTCTGCGGGACGTGGAGTGACCTTGATGCAAGCAGAGGGTGCTGCAAGAGATGCCAAGAAAAAGGCAATTAAATCACCAGGATCTGAGGTACCAGATTTTTCTGCGGATACTATGGTATCTCTTTATAAAATTAAAACCCTAGGTATA